ACCGCAGTCTTTGCAGCAATATCGCGTGTCCTACAGTGTAGGGGACAAGCCGAACCCCAAGCACCACTGGTGCTGGAGGTCCGCTCTCTGCGAGTATTCTTGCAAGTTCTGACACGATTACAGAGTGTAAACCGTCGCATCACCAGCCATAGAAGGATACTTGGTCAAATTGACGGTAACCATAGCTTTGCCGCTAGAAGTGAATTTGACGCTTCCACCGCCGGAATAAACGTAATTACCATTAATAGAAACGCCTCCGTAAGTTGTAGCGTCAGCACCAGAAATGGTAGCGTAACCATTCACGTTAGGCAAAGACGCACCAGTCAAAGCAATTGCAGCACTAGTCGCGCTGCTAGGAATAAACGTAACGCTAAGAGAAATGCGCTCATTGGCTGCGATTTGAGCGATAACATCACCGGCAGAATTCTTAATCTGCTCAACGTCCGCTTCATGCGTTACATCATAGCTTTCAATGGTGCTAATTGCGCCACTTAGAGCAGTTCCGGGGGATACTCCGGTTTGATTAAAAAGCTGAATCGTCCCCTTAGATCCGTAGACTAGGGCTAGACCTTTAGATTGTGCCATGTTTGTGGGTTGTTAAATCGTGTTTGCTGCTGCGAAAATTGTCATGGATCGCGAAAAAGTTCTAGCTCTTTCGCTGATGTCGTTGATGCCGAAATCTACGGGGACTGCGAATTGCGCGTTAAAGCCTCCCGAGGGATCGGTGTCGTCTGTGTCTAACTCCGCAATGTTGCCGTCAACGTAGAGGTATTGCAGGAGATTCTCAAAGATTTGAACAACCGCTAGAGCTTGAGCCTCCGAGGTATCGTCTGCGGACAACTGGAGCGTAGCGGTAATGTCTATCTCGCAAGTGCGGTCTAGGGGATGAACCGGAACCGCAGTCGATGCGCGGATAACGATGCGCGGAAAGCTCGGCATCTGATCCTCTAAGTCTGGATCTGCAAACGCACCGTGACCATAGCTTGTGAGACAAGTCGGAGTGCCAATAGGAGACGCTGACCAGTCTTCAGCGGCAAGCCAGTCAACTAGAGCGCGTTCAGTGCGTAGGGCCACAGCGTTCATGTAACTGTGATTCCTTTCGATTCAGACCCATCAAAAGCGGCTTGCAGTGCTGCGGCAATGTGGTTTTCAAGCTCACGCGCTTCATCGTTGTAAGCTTGTTGCATCGCTTTCGAGTAGATTCCTTCGACGGTTCCAACTTGATTGTCGGCAAGTCCAATGTTCATTCGGACATAACTAGATGGGTTGAATCCAGACTTGGCGTTGTACGCATAGGCTGAAGAGCCTTTGTGCATAGCAACATTCTCCTGCGGCAAACCGTATTGATTGGCGAGATTAATCAACGCTTGGTTTCCAGCCACTGACTTAACGCCAGCCGAACCCTTCTTTGCGCGTCGAGTTCCGCCAAATTGTTGGAAGGATGGGGACAGCTTCTTGATTGCTTTAGTCACGCATGACTTGAGGTAACCAACACTACCAGCAGCGCGTCTGCGGAGCTTTCCAGCAGCGTCACGCATATCTTGACCGTAGAGTCCGGGTTTTCCAGCCTTTGCATTCTTGGCTTGCGCGATTAAGTGCACCACTCGCAACTGTCGGGATTTACCAACTCGCTTGCCAGTCTTCTTGTCAAAGCGATCCGCTCCAACTGGTCGATTAAAGTAGTCTAGAATCTTGTTACGAGCCGCTTGGGGAGACTTTGGAGGCAACAAGCAATAGAGCCGCAGCATCAAGAAAAACGTGCGAGCGTTAACGGCATCAGCCAAAGATCTCTTTGTCTTCGGGAGATACTCCTTCCAAGCAGCGTCAAACCTCGACGTATCAACTGTAACGGTTGGAGTCATTTGGTTTTAGAGCCAAGTTCAAGAGCGTAGTAAGCTCCAGAGCCATCTCTCTTTGCGGACATAATCCGCATCTGGCGACCGTCGTAAGTGAGAAGGCGACCTACCACCGGAATCATCTTCCCAAAAGTCAGAAGCAAGCGGTCAGTGTTCTCTTGCAGTAGAAAGCTTCCGCTCTCTTGCAGGAGCCGATCACCGTTAGAACCAACGTCACAAGACCAGACCGCAGCGTCTACCGTGACGAGCGTTGAGTCAGCTAGTCGCCAGTCGGAAAACTTAACCAGCACTCGAGCTTGGACGTTATCTTGGAACCCACCAGAGATAACCGAGTTAGCGTCAGTGATCGCAGCGGGAAGACAGCGCACCAGCACTCCCTGCCACAAGAACGATGGATTTCCCATCGCGCTTTGTAGCACAGACATCCCCAACTGGAGACTGGTTGCGATTAGATTCACGAAGTGAAGTAAGTGCCGGAGACTATGAGTCGGGAGGTTGCGTGTAGGTGATCAGCAAGAGTAAATGCGTCTCCATTCTCAAAATGCGAAAGTTCGCAATAGCTAGTACCATTGATAGCTCTAGCGATCACAGCGGTCTTGGCTTGATTGGTTCCGTTATCAAGCCATACAGCAAACGCTGCTTCGTACAATACCGGATCGGGCAGAGTCAATCGAAGGTTGCCGGTAGCACTACCAGTAACGGAATTGATCGTCAGATCAACAGTAAATGTGCTGACAAAACCAATAGAAGTATGGCGAGCCGTGTTAGTAGTAAACGCAAACGTGCGACCACCACCGGAATCTGTGAGAGCGGGAGTCCACGCTGTTGGAGAAACCAACGGGAGCGCACTATACAACTCCGTAAAGTTGTCGTTAGCTTTGATCCAACTGCCGCGCAACGTATCACCGTTGTTGTCGTTTGCGGTTGATCCGACATTGATGACTTGTTGTGACATATCAATCTTTTGGCAATGCGTACCAACCTTCAGGAAGCGTTATGCGGTTGCTGGAGCGAACAGAAACGCCGTCTGCTCCTTTGACCCATACTTTGGCTTTAACGCTCTCAGCAAGCCTTACCGGCTCACCGTGAGGCACCATAACCACGCGAGAACCACAACCGCAACTAGCGATCAGACTCAGCAATACGATCCAGCAACTTCTTTTTGAGGTCTGGATCTCGTTTTGCATCTTCAACGGTGGGCGGTGTTTGAACAAAACCAGTCAACCACTTGAGCAGAGCGGTTACGATCTGTTCGATGAAATTCACTCGGGCTTTTTGTCAGCGTCTTTGGCAGCGATCAACCCAAAGCCAATGGTCACAGCAGCAATAGTCGCAGCGATATCCAAATTGGTCGTAGGGTCACCATCAAACAATGCTTTGAGCGCACCACCAACAGCGACAAGTATTGCGCCAACGCCAGCGAGAGTAGTTTTCCAGTTCATTTTTTGAAGGTTTTATACAGACCGATTGATGCTGCAATAAAGGCTAAAACAGCGGCTCCAAGTTGGAACCACTGAGTTAGTTGAGGAATAAAAGAAACCGCACCAGCAGCGGCAGCGGTCGCTAGAGAGATCCCAACTCCGCTGCTGTTGTTAGTGTCGGTTTGCATTACTCAGTAGGCTGAACGGCTTCAACCACCGGATTCGCCGCTTTGTAAGCCTCCACAACCGCCGGAGTCCACAGCGCGTTGGCGATATTCACCACCTCGGTAGGCTGACCTTCCAGCGAGTCACCGGGGTTCAATGTATACTGCGAGGTAATCTCAGAACCCACAACCGCGCCATCGCTGTCGTAATCCGTTCCGGTCGTAACGAACAGCGAGTTGTTCTGGTTTACCTGCACTGCGACAATGTTGACTGGTACGATCATTGGATGGTGGGTTTGAGGTTGGCGTTGTAAGCGGCAATCGCAGCAGGGGTCCAGACAGCGTTGGCAATCGCGACAACCTGTTCCGGCTGACCAGCGAGGTCTGAGCCGGGAGGCAAGCAATAGCGGCGGAAAGTAGAGGCTTTGACAACCTCGCCATCGACGATCTGGTCCGACAGGCGAACCTGCAACGTCGTGTTGGGAAGAACCTCGCAAAGCGAGAAAATTGTGCGTTCTGTTAGCATAGGATTAGACGGTGAAGATGTAACTGCATGCTACTCTGTTGTTTAGAGCAATTGCTGTTAAATCATTGTAAAAAGCAATATATAGAGTTGTGGCATCAAATCTGAATGCTTGGCATAGATTTCCTGTGTTGATTAGTTCTCGACCCACTCCGCAGGTTTGAGCACCTTCCATTGAGAAAGGAGTGGTAACCTTTAAATACCCAGCACCAGTTCCGGGAGCGGGTATTGCAATGTCAAAATTTAGACTAACAAGTCTTCCAATTTTTGTATAATTTGCGCTATTTAGAGTGGTTGTGGTAAGCGTTCCAATGGTTGAGGTTACAGTCGGCGTCCACGTCCCCTCCTCGTAATCGGCCAGTAGCTCGGAGGTTCCGGTTCCAGCAGTCGCGGAGAAGTCGATGCCTTTGCCGGAAGTGGACATCACTACGTTGCCGCTCACCACGCCGACGTTGCCAGCGGAGTCGATTGTAATACGATCAGCAGAATTTGTGTTCAGGTTCAACGCATTTGAACCTTCAGCGGAAAGGCGGCTGGCACCGCCAAGCGTTAGAACGCTGCTGATATATCCGGTTCCAACAACGTGAAGAGGATATGACGGAGTCGCCGTATTAATACCCACCCGATTGTTCGTCGAATCAACCTTCAGCGTCGAGGTGTCCACCGTCAGATCGCCGGTGATGGTGGCGGAGCCAGCGGTGACGAGTCCGGTGACAGTCAATGCTCCACTCGCGGTTGGCGAGGATGAGAGGATGTTGTTTACGCTGATCTTCTTAGTCGTACCAGATGCCGCCATTGTCGTGTCAGAGACATCGACCACCGGAAACATATCGTTGACTGGATCAGCAGCCGTTAAGGCTGTTAGTGCTGTAATCTTTGAGTCTGCCATAGGTCAGTTGGATTGGATTGCGAGTTTAAAGAGGTCTTCCTGTTGCAGAAAACCAGCGTCTTCACGCAACAGAGAATCGAAAGTGCCAAAGGTGATGACGATCTTTCCGGTGCCGTCTTCTTGCAGCACAAAGAACTCGTCCTCTTGCAGGACATCTCGACGCAGCACAGGCGCATCAGTGCCACCGGCTTGACCGGAGAACAACCGATTCAGTGCTATGCCGATTGAGATCATTAGGCTCTGGCGTTAAACGCTACAACAGAACCGGATGAGATTTGAAAGCCAGTGATGTTGCCCACCAGCGGGAAGCCAGCAGGAATGGTCTTGGAGGTCCAAGTGCCGGATATTCCAAATCCCGTAATGGACGTAAACACCGTTGGCTCGGTAGGAATCAAGCCAGACCAGTTGCCGGTCTGAGCGGCGGTGCTAGTGACCAGCGCGAAGCCCTCGCGGCCCATTGAATACTCGGTCGAAATGTCAGCTTGAACGGCCATAAAATTGTGTTTGTTAAAGGGAGGGTCACTAGCGTGTCCAGTGACCCTCCCAGTTTTGGTTTGTTAACCCTTACGAATCTTCGGTGCTAAGGCTCCTTGTACCCACAAGATGAGCTTGCCTCCTTCAGGAACAGAAACAGTGTTGAAATTAGTGCGTTGGAGAGTCGCATCAATTTCGGGACCAGCCAGCAATTTAGTTTTGCCAGTCTTGTCCACTGCTATGGTTGTTGCAATGCGCATATCCTTAAGGATTAAGCGGTGATCAGAACCTCAGCTTGCGTAGTATCCGCAGCAGCCGCACCGAACATGATATCGTAAGACGCCATGTGAGCGCGGGTAGAACGGGAATACCACACAGAGAGCAACACAGACAGACCATTGCTCAACTCAACAGTGCGCTGCTCAACGAACTCGCCAGCGATCATTCCAACCGGCAAGCCGCTCGCAATCGCGATAGCGTCCTGACCGCAGACGAAGCCAGCGGTGTTAGCGATAGCACCAGTATAATCGTTTTGCTCCAAGATGTTCGCAAAGCCGAAATAGCCGTTGTTCAACGGACCATAACGCGAATCAGGGAACGGATTAGTTCCAGCGGCAGCAGTCAACTGACCGGAGAACATCAAACGGGCCAAGTGTCCACCGTCCAGCAGCAGCAACTTCTGGCGGTAATTCTTAGCCAGAGCCAAGATCGCGGGAAGATCGCTAGAATCAAAGTTGGCAGCAGTACCAATGACAGTACCAGCACCAAACAGCGCGGCAGTCATCTGAGCCGTGACCTTCTTGCTAATACCAAGAGCAAAGATCTCAGCAGAACCCTGAGCCAAGTCGCTGATAGCAAAACCCTGATTCAACTCCTGCTGAGTGACGGTAAAGCTCTTGGTGATCTGATTAACAGTCACCGAGGTAGCAGCCAGCGTGGACTGGTTAGCCGCACCGTCTTCAAAGTTGGTAGCGTTATCAACAGTCGCATCACCAGTCGTGAACTTCTTGACCTGAACGGTAGCGCGGGGACGCAAGTTATCCAAGCCAACGTTGCGCGTAAAGCCAGCGATCATCGCCAGTTTGGTAGTCGCAACAGTGATGACGGCATCAGCGAGATAATCGACAACCAAGCCAGCCGCGAAGGTGTTTGCATTCTGGGGAGCGATCATCGCGGACTGACGCAGCAACTCACCATGATTCTCAATAAGGAAGCTCTTACGCTCTGCACCAGCGCGGAGAGACTTATGCTTCTCCAGCAGCGGGTTGCCCAAGTTCTGAATCACGGGACGAACCGGATCAGGAGCGGGAGCGGTGGTGTTTGATTTCATCGAAGCCTCCAACGAGGTGAGCTTCGCAAGAATCGCGGACAGATCAACGGGAGCGGCAGGAGCAGCCGCAGCCGTCACAGTAGTAGCAGTATCGGACATATTTGTGTCGGGTTGTTGTGTTGGTTGCGGCGTGGAGTCCACGCCAGAATCGTTGATGGTTTTTTCGCCATCAGTCGAAAGTGTTTTGTCTGTATTGGTATCAGACGGCTCTTCTAGTTGAGCAAAGAGTGCGGAGAACCAATCGCGTCCAGCAGCACCTCCCCAGAGGTTAGCTGCTACGTCCGCAGGAGTATTAGGTTCTGCTTCCAAGAATCGGTCGTTGCGTCCCCACCAAGCGTTAGCTTTGCGGATCTTGTTTTCGGTAGGAGCCTCTCCTGCAACCAGCGATTTAGCATCGGTAACAGTTGCTGGCTCTAAACCATC